TCTCATCAAATAAATCTTCCATCATACCAAAGAATCGTACAGACGGATGAAATCCTGGATATTCTTTCAAACGGCATTTATTAACGTTACCTCTTAATACAGGAAGTCCATGTCTTCTACGCTTGTTGTTATTCCAATGGATAGGATTGTCATAAAAAGCTTTCTTCTTTCGTCTGTACTCTTCTAATTCTTCTCTTGCGAGTTTATCAATTTCTTTTTCTCGCTCAGTCTTCGGAGGATTACCATGAATAATGTTGTCAAATTGCTTTCTGACATTATCGTTTACTTCTACTTTTTCTGAATCACTCATCTTACCAAAGTTCTGAGCTACATCTAATAGTGTGTTTTTCAAATTGTTATTCTCCAATTTCTATATATTTCATTATCCAACTATCGTATTTATTTTCTTTAATCAACTGCTGATATAAATTTATCCATTCTTGTGCAGAAAGACTTTGAAACTTCCAAACACATTCTTTCCAGTATCTGTGTATAAAACGACTTTTTGTTTTTAACTCAATGCACTTCACACATTTATCATATAGTTTCCTGGAATACAAATTCGATTTACTTTTATTCCAGCCATCTATAAATGCTTCAGTCGGATCATACCTACTTCTCATATCAGTAAGAGTTCTGTCGTATAACTCAGTTTTTGCATTGTATAAACAATGAAGCAGAAAGTAGATGTCTTCATAATCGTTTTCAAACTCCCACTCTCCAATGTTTAAATCAAAATACATTATTCTCCATTCCTTACTACATCAAACTTAATTGGCAACATAGCAGTGAATTTACTCTTCATCCAAGGTTTTTCTTTAGTTGCAAATTCATCTCCAAACTCTTCTGCCAATACAAAATCTCCGACAGTATAGATGATAGAATATCCAGTTAAATCTTTTGGAATCTCCTTATTTACATTACAGGTTTTAAGATGAATCATTTTATCTATGCACTCACCCATTAAATCTTGAAAGAATACAAACGTTCCATCACAATTGCAACGCTGCATTGTGAAATATTCAAAATCTGCATCTGGATCATACTTAATAATTACATTAAAATAAGGTTTGCCACCTTTAAGATAAGGAACATCTATTAAAATTGTTCCATCTTTGGTGTAAGTAATAACCGTAAATAACTCTCGTATATCCTGTTCAATCATGGATTCATATTTATTATTCTCCATGCCATTGCACTGACCTGATGCAATTCGTTCTTTTACAAATTCTAATGATTTACCCATTCTGTTCTCCTGTTTCTACTCGATCTTCATTCAACAAACCAAATTTTCGTAAATAATATTGTTTGGTTTTATCATCGACTCTACAATAAAAATTATGTCTTCCTGATTTCTGTAGAGATAATGTGTTTATATTAAGTTCTGCATTCATAATAATCAGTAATTCGTTTAATGTAATATCATAGCAATGAAACGTTTCGCCTATTAAAAGCTTGTAATATTTCTTCTCTAATTCTGTTATTTTTCTCACCTACTTTCACAACCAAAAGAAACGTGGTTTTCCTATTGGTTTATTCTCCTAATGGTCTTTCATATGTAACCAATTTTTCAACAATTAGATCTTTTGGTAATAAATCTCTACAGAAATATGCCGTTGCAAATGGACTACCCTTTACTACAGAGTCCATATGCTCTTTATTGTGATAGCAAATTCTTGCATCAAAACTAAGAATCTGAATACCATCTTTGAAATATTTATATCTTGTTTTACCTTGTAGGGAATTAAGCGGTAGAAGAACCGCAAATGGTTTATTGAATGAATAGAGTCTTTCTAAGATTTTATCTTTGATTGAGAAGGGTGGATTACTAACTATGATATCCCATTTTTCAGGTTCATAATTAAAAAAATCCTGACCTTCAGCTAATGAGCTTCTGACTACATTGTATCCTTCTTCTTTTAGTCTGTTGTAGAAAGCAGACCAGTTTTCATCAAATGGACACCATATAATTTTATCCTTTGGAAGATATTTAATAATTTGATCTGTTGCGTAATAGGGCGTATATAACTCATTATCTTCCTTATCTGATGTTAAATATCCAATATTTAATGCCAATATTTGTTCACCTAGTAGCTGCGCAGCTTTACTCACATGTGAACGTTTTTCCTTTCTTTAATTGTACTTATATTGTTATATTCTCTGTTATTTATAAATCTTTGGTAATTTTTTAAAGGCAACTACATCATCTCTGAAGCAAACATTGTCCTTATAAATCCTTTTATCATCTAAATGAGTTTCATCATTATATCCATATACTTTATATGTATTGTAAACATCTAATCGTCTATTATCTTTCCATTTTAGTGTCTCTTCATCCCAAAATAAATCCATAACATATGCTTGTCCTGGTTCTTCGCCATATCTAATTGAACATATATACCAACCACGCTTTTTAGGAATATGTTTAGGATATGCTTTCCATCTATTGAACATATTTTTACCTCCATAGGAAACCAAAATTTCTTGTTATTTTTTGTCCAAATAAACTATATTATCTACATTATAGTGAAACCCACCTATCTCTCCATTAAACCTACCTTTGACATACCACGCATAAGGACTGATACCTTCATTCATTTTCTCTGCAAGTTCATCAGCTTTTCTTTGATGTTCATCAGCTTCATTTTGCATAGATATTTTTTGAGAATCCCATATAAGATTTGGAGTTGTATCTACACACTTTCTATACATCTCAGACTCTTTTATATATTCTCTTATCACTTTTGTCATTTTGGGAATATTGTCTTTTAATATTGGTTCATTGCTAAGTCCATATGGATATAGGATTAAAACACTTCTGTCTATACATTCCATAGATATTAATTCTTGTACACAAGACTTTGGTTCTATCAAATTGTCACATCCAAGATATTTATTCTCTTATTTCAAATAACTTTTCTACTGCTTTAACTCGCTTTGTATTGTCAATCGTTCTTTTGACTTCCTGTTGCCAAATACATTTCCATTCTAAAGGAGCTTCATGCTCACTGACTAAGACAATATTCCTCTCACTCATCTTCTCAGCCCAATTCCAAAATCTGTCATAATCAAAGTTCTTACTTGATCCATATTGTTTCGTACCCTTATATGGAATATCGCAATAAAATAAGCAGTCAACTTTATCAGAATATAACTCTTCATAATCTCCACATTGGAATTGAATATCTTCTAACCTTGGAATTTGTTCAATTAAATTTTCTTTTGCCTCTTTATAATAATTTCTTATTATGATATGGTCTGTTGTTTTACTCTTTGAATAATTTGTTTTTGCAAATCCACCATCATAAAATCTGCCATTATAACTTCCAAGAAAGCCGATAGCACCGATATACCAATCAGGATATGTATTTAATCCTTTGTTAAAACATTCCCTTACTTCTGAATAATGTTCCCTTGTTAATTCATCTGGAAATTCAGTAATTTCTTGTACATTCTTCAGCAATGCAATCAAATATTTTTGATTATCTGATGCGATTTTTGTATCACACTGAACTTTGTCGATTACATTACAACCACCGCAAAATGGCTCTATGTATGTTTTGATATTATAATCTCGCAATCTTTCTTGAATAATCGGTAAAATGTTATCAACTATTCGAGACTTTGAACCCATATATTTCATAAATTACTTGGAGTAAGGAATTCCTTTTTGTGTACACGAACCTCGTCTCCTTTCATTATTCTTATTCTCTTAATTTTCCCAATCTAATGCCTGACCGCATTGATCACAATATTTAATGTCGGTATCTTTGTAACCATCATCACACAATAGTTCTCCGCAAGTAGGACAATACCATTCAAACGGAATTCTCTCTCCACTATTTTTCACTTTCTTCGGTATCTGCTTTTCGAGTGCTTTTATTGCCATTCCATAAGCATTTTCAAAAGAGCATCCCCATGAAGTATCACATGGGATTGCTTTACCGAGTTCATTACAATCATATTTTAGTTCTTCAATAGCTTCGCTTTCTGTCATTTGTCACCTCCTAAATCACCAATGTGCTTCTTAATCTTTGTCCAAATTTAAGGTTACAACCCCATTTTCATAGTCAATATTATAATCTCTTACCCAATATCCTTCTTTCAAATTGATAGTACTATCATCAAAGATAAAATTATCATGACTACATATAGTGATTGTTTCATATTTATTCGCACATCCAGTCATTCCAAAACATAATGTCAATCCTAATACAACTGTTAAAATTTTCTTCTTCATATGGTTTATTCCTCCTCCTTCAACACAAGAATTGCTTTATAATATCTGCTATTGCATGAACTGGATTCTACTTTGTATCCATCATCCAAATAATCATTCATAGCATTCTCAAAATCATTGCTGTTTTCCATTTCTAAAATTACACAGTTCTTCATATGACTTATTCTCCTTTACTATATCCAGTCTCTTCAAGGAATCTATCAAATTCTTCTTTTGTCATATTGTTTGGATAATACATATCCACCACCATATCAAACGGCTTCAGATAATTATCCAATACATCTTCAGCATCTTCTTTTGCTTCCTGCATTTTCATATTGATATAATCTTCTCGTGTCATATTCCATGCTGTAGGACAATCCGTGACACTCGAAAATCTACAATATAATCCATTTGGTTGCTTTGATATAAATCCTGCCATATTATTCTCCTACTAAAATCCACAGTCTTCTTTTTCTACTAACTTTCAAGTTATCAATAAAATCAACATTATCTAAACTTACCATAAGACTAGGCTTATTTCGTCTAATCTCACTGATTGATGGATAAATGCCTAATTCCACAAGAATTCTGGGAAGAAACCTCTCGTTTGTATAATAAGTCTTTTCCTGCTCAATTCTGTTCCAATCATTTTCATCTAATGCAAACATCTGTTGTGGTTCTGCTATTGGTTTTCCTATTACAACATTCTCTATATAAGCCATAATTCACCTCATTTCATATCCAAAGGAAATCTATGTTTCTTGGTAAAAATATTACTATATATAGTGTCTATATTTTCTATAAACACTATATATAGTATCTCATTTACGCCTGATACACAAAACTTGGCATTAGCTGTAATTTAAACAGATTTTTCTCATGCATTGAATCAATCTTAGCTTTCACTTCCTCATTTGGCTCAATTCCATCTCTGATATATGCATCTAATTCAGCATAAGTAAATCCAAGGTTATCTTCATCAGTCTTTCCACAAAGACCATCAGTAGGTGTCTTATCAACTAATTCTGACGGAAGCCCTAATTCACGACCAATAGCTTTAACCTCTGTTACTGTAAGCTGAGATAATGGACTGAAATCACCAGCAGCGTCACCATATCTTGTGGCATAACCTACCCAATCCTCTGAAAGATTACACGTATTAGCAACACGACCATTTACTGTCTGTGATACAGCATAAAGAGTAGCCATACGAATACGAGCAGGGAGATTTGTAGAAGTCTGTTTTGACCAACGATCTCCCAACTGTGGTTTAATCTCATGCTTTAAAGTACGAACTGTATTGCCTATATTTACAACACAACTGTTGATTCCAAGATGGTCTACGAGCATTCGAGAATAATCAATATCTGGCTGTTCTCCCTGTGGCATTAATACACCAAAAACTCTATCCTTACCAAGAGCTTCTACACATAATGCTGCCACAACGCTTGAATCCTTACCACCTGAGATGCCCACAACTGCCATACAGTCTTTACCATTCTTCTCAAAGAAATCCTTAATCCACTGAACACAATCATTAGTTGCTTTCTTTACATCAAAATTACTCATGTCTAATCTCTCCTTTTTCAATTTTCTCAATTAATGTAAGTAGTTCGTTATATACTTGAATTAATCCACCTCTGTCATCAATATAAGCATTTGCATAAATCTTTCTTCCTGAAAATGCAACAGAAGCATCACAATTAATACCTCTATGCTTGATATGATTATCATTCAAATATTTTTCAATCATTTCATATTTATCTTCGCCATTACCAGTGAAAATAATTACTTCTGAATAATTCTCCCATCTCTGTAAAAGACTAATGACATTTTTGTATGTCCTGCCCTTCTTGTGAAAATCATAAATTGTATCATCAAAATCCACACAGAAAATGAGCTTTCCATATTTCTTAAACTCTTCTTCTAATCTGTCATAGGAGTTGTTTGCCTGAAGATAAAAATCCATTCTACTTACCTCCGTATATTCTGTTTCTGATATCCGCAAATGTGTCTTCTCTTACTAATTCTCCATCTTTAAATACAGTAGTAAGTAAACTGTTATCACTCATTTCAAGTAACTGATCTTGACACTTCAATTCACCATTATCATCGTATACTCTACAACATCCTTTATGAGATTTCTTTAAGTGACTTGTATCTGTCTTAGGATCTTTGAAAAT